TGGTATGTTTGGTCTGCAGTATCAGTTAGCATTAAATGATATCTACCAGCTTACTGGCGAATCTCTTATTCCATATGCAACCACTCTAATGCGTATTTCAGAAATACGAGCACTTTTAGTGGGTGTGCAGCCAATTCGCTATAATAGACACACTAATATTCTATACCTAGACCTTGACTGGTCAAAGCTGGAAGTTGGTATGTGGTTAATTGTTGAGCTCTATCAGAATGTTGAAGCAACTACCTATGCAGATGTGTGGGGCGAGCGTTGGTTGCAAAAATACGCAACAGCTCTCATTAAACGTCAGTGGGGTGCTAATCTAATTAAGTACTCTGGTGTACAGTTGATGGGCGGTGTCGTGTATAATGGTGAAAAAATCTATAATGACGCTGTAGCAGAGATAGAAGAAATTGAAAGTGAAGCAATGGATCTTTCTGTACCCTGTGAATATATGATAGGATAAGAAATGGCCGTTTCTGTTTATTTCAATAACGTTGTTTTTGCTCCGGAAAGAAGACTTATTGAAGATCTTTGTGTAGAATGTATTAAAATTAATGGTGTAGACGTATATTATATTCCACGTCAGACCGTTAATGAAGATCAGCTGCTAACTGAGGACCCTCTTAATAAGTTTACTAAACAATACCTTATTGAAATGTATGTTAAGTCTGTTAACGGATTTGAAGGACAGGGAGATATTCTCTCTAAGTTTGGCGTAGAAATGCGTGACAGTTTTAATCTTGTTGTCGCGCGTCGCCGCTTTGCTGAAGAAGTTGGTGCAGGTGAGCATACTGTACGCCCAATGGAAGGTGATCTAATCTACTTCCCATCTGGCACAGACCTATTCGAAGTAAAGTTCGTAGAACACGAATCTACATTCTATCAAGTCGGCGGTCTTTATGTTTGGGAACTACGTTGTGAGCGCTATGAGTATTCTTCTGAGGTTATTAGTACTGGTCTGGATATTATCGATTCTATAGCTACTGAAGAAACATTTGATTCTACAGTGTATAATCTAACTACAGCGGATGGTGATCCTCTAACAACTTCAAGCGGTGTTACTATTACCAAAGCTGGTTTTGATCTCCATACTCAGGTTACAGCCGCGATGAATAATGTTATTCAAATAGAAGGTGATCCGGTTATAGATACTAGTAACACAAATCCATATGTTGGAAGAATTTAATAATGTTTGGTGTATACTTTTATCATAATCAATTCCGAAAATATATTTCTTATTTTGGTACTCTTTTTAACGACATTCGTATCAGAAGAGAGGATGGTAATGGAACTGCTATTCAAACTCTGAATGTACCAATAACTTACGGGCCAAAGCATAAATTTATTGCACGTATTGAAGGTGATCCTGATTTGCTAAAGTCAACTGCAATTCAATTACCTATGATGTCCTATGAAATAACCAGCGTCAATTATAATGCTGATCGACGTCTTATAAAGTTTAATAGTGCTTCAAAAAAAGACCCTCAGACCAGCTTAATGTATACTCAGTATACACCAGCTCCATACGATCTCTACTTTCAGCTGACTATTTACACGAAAAACGCTGATGATATGTTTCAGATCATTGAACAAATTCTGCCAGAGTTTTCACCAGCGTACACAGCAACTCTTAATATTATCGATAACGTTGATTATGCAATTGACGTGCCGGTTATGCTTCAGTCTGTTGTTACAGAAGATTCATATGAAGGTGCGTATGAAGATCGTCGTTACATACAATCAACACTAACATTCACTATGCAGTGTCAGGTGTTTGGTGCAACTCGTAGATCAGGCCTAATTAAGAAAGCTATTATTAACCTTAATACAAATATTGATGCTGACAAGACTTATCTTTACGTTACAACCGATATCGGCAAGTTCCAGAGATATGAATACTTGCTGCAAGAACATTCAAACGGTGCTATATCAACTGGTGTTATCTTTGCAGCGAATAGTACGGTAATTGGTGTAACTGATACAAAAGGAACTTTTAATACTTCTGATCCTATAGTAGGTGAAACATCTCAAGCAAAAGGACGTATTACAGATATCAATGTGAAGACTCACGTTGCCGAGAGAATTACTGTGCAGCCCGCAATGACTGCTAATGGCACTCCAACAACTAATACTGCTATTTCAGTAGATCTTTCAGAAATTGACATAACTGATAATTTTGGAATTTCAGTAAATATTGAAGAGTTATAAAATATGACAAAAAGTAATGATGAGATTGGTAAGGCACTAGATGTAAACATCGAACCTTATCAGCGAAATAAAGAGAATGCAATCGCAGTTATTGAAAGTGCTACAACCGAAGAAGATTTTGATATTGCACGTTCAAATCTACTAGAACTTATAGCAGATGGTAAAGATGTGCTAGATTCATTAATTGCTGTTGCGCAGACATCTGATAATGCAAGAACATTTGAAGTTGCTGGTAATTTCATAAAGATGTTAGCTGAAGTAAACCGTGAATTAATTGATGTGGCTGTAAAGAAGAAAGCAATAGTTGGAGCACCAACTACTCCTGGTAAAACAGTAAACAATAACCTCTTTGTTGGTTCTACTTCTGAACTGCTAGCCTTTATGAAAAAGAACAGTATCGATGTCTCAAACAAATGAATATTACCTAGGTAATCAGCGTCTAAAACGCGCTGGTGTACCTATTAACTTTACTGTAGAACAAGTACAGGAGTGGGCTCGGTGCGCGCGAGATCCGATCTATTTTGTGCGCAACTACGTTATGATCGTTAACGTCGACGCTGGTAAGCAGAAGTTTGATCTTTATCCTTTCCAGGAACGTATGATTGACACTATGATCAATACACGTTTCTCTATCTTTAAGTTACCCAGACAGTCAGGTAAAACTACAACAGTTGTGGGTATGCTTTTGTGGTATGTCCTCTTTCATGAAGATTACTCTATCGCTATTCTTGCGCATAAGTTAGCACAGTCGCGAGTTATTCTTGGTCGACTGCAGTTAGCATATGAAGCGCTTCCAAAATGGCTGCAGCAGGGTGTTGTAGAATGGAATAAAGGTAATATTGAACTTGAAAATGGATGTAAGATTTTAGCATCTGCAACCTCATCATCAGCTGTTCGTGGTGATACTTTTAATCTGCTATACCTCGACGAGTTTGCGCACGTTCCAGCGCACCTTCAGGAAGAGTTTTATGCTTCAACATACCCTACAGTTTCGTCTGGTTCAACTACCAAGATTATCATAACATCAACTCCTAAAGGATTAAACAAATTCTATAAGCTGTGGGTTGATGCCGAAAAGGGTAAAAACGCGTTCGTTCCTTTCGCAGTACATTGGTCAGAAATTCCTGGACGTGATGAAGAATGGAAACAGGAAACAATCAATAACACGTCAGAAGAACAGTTCAGACAAGAGTTTGAAACTGACTTTATTGGATCTTCGAATACACTAATTAATCCTGGTAAACTTATTAATATACCTGAAGCAGATCCTATTCATGCTACAGAATACCTTGCAATATACGAAGAGCCGGACCCTAAGAAGTCGTATATTATAACAGTCGACGTCGCACGTGGTGTTAACCGAGACGCGTCTGCGTTTATTGTGTTTGATGTATCAACTATTCCATACACGGTAGTAGCAAGATTTAAAAGTCATGATCTGACACCTCTTATCTTTCCTAACTTTGTTCATCATCTCGCCACACGCTATAACAACGCATATGTTCTAGTAGAGGTAAATGATGCTGGACAGCAGGTTGCAGATATTCTATACCACGATTTGGAATATGAATACATGATCTTTTCAACCGCGGTAAAGAACCGTGGTCAGAAAATATCTGAGTATGGTGTAAAGCCAGCGCTGGGTGTACGTACTACAACGCAGGTAAAGCGTATTGGGTGTACAAACTTTAAAACCCTAGTTGAAAGTGATAAGCTTATCATAAACGATGCTGCATTAAAAGATGAGTGTTTTAGTTATGTGCAGGATGGTGATACATTTAATGCTGAAGAAGGTATGCATGATGACTTAGTCATGTGTTGTGTTATATTCTCATGGCTGACAATGCAAGACTACTTTAGAAATCTAACTGATACTAATATCAGATCGCGCATTCAGCAGGATATGTTGAAGACGTTAGAGGACGATATCATGCCTATCACTTTTAGCTCACATGGTGCTGATGCTATTGTTGATGGTCAGACTCTCACAAGTAGTGAGTTTGATCGTTGGTTTAATTCGTAAATTTAAAAAGAATAAATATAAGACATATACTTTAAAGATAAGGAGCATGTAAATGCCTTTTGCGGTCAGCCCCGATACAAGAGTTAACGAATTCGACCTAACGACTACAATACCTGCAGTTGCTACAACTGAGGCGGGTATTGCTGGTATTTATAAGTGGGGTCCAATTGAGCAGCCTATTCTGTGTGAATCAGAAACCGAATACCGTCAGCGTTTTGGTACTCCAGGTACCTTTAATTTTGAGACATGGTTTACTGGTGCAAACTTCCTTGCTTATTCAAACAAGCTTTATGTTGTACGCGCAGCTAATACATCTGAAACCCTTTCTGCACTAGCAAATGTTGGTACAGTCACTGCGAACTCAACCACGACTATTAAGAATAGTGAAGACTACGATACCCGTTCATCGTTTGATGCAAACATTGCATACATCGCAAGATACGCTGGCGCAATGGGTAATTCACTAAAGATTTCTGTTTGTGATTCTGCAAACGCATACACATCAAACCTTTACACTTCAGTTGTAAACGCAGCTGCTGTATCTGCAAACCTGTCTCTGGGTTCGAACTCAGTGGTTGTTGTAACAGGTAATACTAGTGATGCTGCTCTTTTCGCAAACGTTATGACTGTAGGTGATATTGTTCGTGTTGGTAACTCAACTACAGGCTTCAACGAGCTTAAGGTTGCTGCTTTCTCTGTTAACGGTTCAAATGTTAACGTTGGATTTACTTCAATCACTACTATTAGTCTTTCGGCAAACGTTTCAGTTGCAGCAAATGTCGGCTTTACTCGTTTCT